CGGTCCACCCCCACTCGCACCAAACATCCCCATGGCCTTTTTATACCAATACCGGATGTATATGTTCTCCAAATCGTCACAGGTCTGTGCCTGGGAAAAATCCTCTCCGGTGAGGGCTGCATCGTACACCGCTCGGAATAATCCCGCTTGGGATAAAACATTCTGTGATTTTACAATACCAACAACCCGCTCGGCGGTTTCTCTGGGCAACACCGCCATCACACGGGCTTGCCATTCATCCCTTGCGGCGGCAGCTTCGATAAGCGGAATTATGCATGGTCTCCAGCCGAGTATGTGGAAATCACGCAACATACATCCCTCCGTTCCAGTTCCATAGGCCCTGCGCGCCCTTGGCGGGAATGGGAGTGTCCAGCATCTTCATGTTGCGGAACTCCCATGCAAAGCGGCCAGGGGTGTAATCCCCGAAATAATACTCGTTATCATCGCCCGCTATGGTGTACCAATCATCATTGATCCACATGCATACCTCTGCGGTATCGTCAATGTACGATTTGATTTCATGGCATCCCACAAGTTCTGCGGTAGCAACAACAACGCCTGTTGGAAGCACCTCATCCTTAAGAACGAACTCCGCCGCCTCTCCAAGCGGCATGTTAGCTGGCAATATCGCGGCATTTCGCAACGCCAGGAGCAGCGACCGTAAACGCTCGGCATCATCGAATGAGTAAACGCCTAACTTGGGCGGCCTGGCTGCGGCGTGTATCGCTATGGGGCCTCGGTATGCCGTAGCCCATGACCGTGTTTCAAACAGCTTTGCACCACAGGCCAGCAATGTGGCCCAAGGCTGCCATAGGGTTATCGCTTTCATGATATATCGCGCTCCTTTATCGCATCCACCCACTCCACAAACGCCTCAAGGATAGGGGCCGCATGCTGGCCATCGGCCCAACCTGCAAATCCGATAAAGCCATCCACATTAAAGCTGATACACTCGCGGCGGGTGAAGTGGTCACTGTTCACAAACAAAAACGCTTTGACGATGGTTCCATTGCTGCGGTATTTGACTATCATCTTGTCACTTAGGCGCATGTTGCAGCAGTTTTCTTTTTTGAATGATTTTAGACGCTTATTCAGCATTAAAACCAGTGCGAGGATCTCGCCGCTTGTAATGTCGACATATGTAAGACCGGCAGCGGCAAAATGTTGGCGGGCCATTTCTTTTGTCACTTGGCATCACCGCCCCGGTCATGGATAGAATCGGCGCTTCCTTTAATCCCTCCATCGGGAACCATATCCCTCTCCGCCATTCGGTCAATGCACTCCAGCATGGCCACACATGAAGCCGCGACCTGTATGGCCTCTTTCTGCATTTCCTTAAAATGGTTAAAATTGAAGTCGAAAGAATACTCGTTAAACGCCTTTAACATTTCGCCAAATTCCTCGCCAATGATTGAAAACCACATAAGCGGGTGGTGGTTATGTTCGCCCCACTTTTTATCCTGCCGGGAACGCTCCTGAGATATCTGATCCAAGTAATATTTTGTGTCCACTATTTATCCCCTTTCCCGAATTCCTCTCGGAATAGCTGCTCAACCTCCGCCGTTGCGCTTTCATCCTCAATCCCCCCCAACCGGTATGAACCGGCATTTATCTCTGGCGAACTCCGCAACATACAGCATCGCAGTATAGGCTAACTGCATATCTGTCATGAATTCCTCTGCCGATTCCTTACCCTGCCCGCCAATATTGTCCTTTTTAAGAATATTTGCAATAAGCGGCGCAGCCTTCTGAATATTGTCGGCAGCAGAAAGCCATGTCTCTTTCGGTAATTCATGGCCCCAAATTACTCTTGCTTTCAAGTTTCAATCCTCCTATCAATCAACAGCGCCCGCAGGGTGTGTCGCATATGCAGCCGCTTGATGCTTCTTTGTAATTCCATAAAGTCAATTGAGCATCTTCATTCCAAAATCGTTCTTCAAAGTCTGCCAATGTACGATCAGGCTTAAATTTTACATGACTATCCCGGTCAAGAACCATAAGCTTTTTCCATAACTGTGGATACTCATGGCGTAGGCGGCGTAAGGAGCCGATGCGCTGGTTATGGCAGAACCAACAGCCAAGGCGATCACGGTCATTGCTATATGCTGGCGATAACAAGTCTGCTTTTCTACAAATATCAAACGTCTGAATTTCTGGTATTTCGTGTTCAACCAACGGAAGAATTTTACCCTTTACCGTGTCGCGTTCTGCACGTTTTTTTTCATCAAATGCGATACCGACGATTTGTGAATATTCTCCGATACTCTTTCCCCATGCATTCATCGGGCGAACCTTCAACCGTGAATTACACCAAGGCCCATTAAGAAACGGAAACGCCCATATTTTCCCTGCTTTTTCTCCCGACTCGTATTTCGTATAAAAGCAGTCCACATATGTATATGGCCCTTGGACTATGGTAGTATTTATTCCATATTGAGACTTGAGCAGCGGGATTGCGTGACCGTGTATCCAATCTTCATGTTCAGGGTATTCTGCACTGGTTTCATCATCGAACATAATCCGGCAGTAAACAGCTTCATCGACAGGCTCACCATGTTCTTTTCTTGTAATAATCGCAGCAAGACTGTCTTTTCCAAATGAACAGGATGCAATATATTTCATATAGGCACCCCTCTAAGTTGAGAAATCCCGATAATGGGTTCCCTTTTCAACGTGCGCTCGTATTGCGGCTGGCCTTGACCACATGCGATGGAACTTGTTCCAATCATCGTTATATACCTTCTTTGCATCCTCAAAAGGCTGATATAACTGCGCGAATGGCATGGCTCCGGCGCGATAGACTTCCTGTAAACGGTTTTCGTTTTTCTCCATGTCATCTCCGATCAGGACATAGCACCTTATTTTTTCCCGATTAAATCCAGCTTTTGTGAGTTTAGCGCATGCTTTTTTTAAGTGCATCAAACTGCCATCAGTGTCACAGGCCAGCCACATTTCAGCGATCCTGCTGTACTTTTTTCCACCCTTGGTGTAGTATAGGCTTTGCAGGGCATCCACGAAATGATCATCAATCAGATTGGCCTCCAGCCCGCCCTTGAAACAGATTTGTCGCTGAGTTTTGAGCATATCAAAGACTTTTTCTTTATGTGTCCGGCTGGATTGCAAAAAATTGTTATCTTGGATGATGTCGCCCGCTACAACCGGCAGTTCACGAAGCCGCCCCTCAAGCTTTGGAACAATACACCATGGGCAGTTATTATTGCAACCCCGCGTGGTAAATACGATGTTTGGCTTTATATACATGCCCTGTAGAAAACCCTCTGCCCCGCTTCCGAATGCGGGGCCGCCTATTTTTACAGGCTTATTGGTGCGGCCCTCCCATTGAAAAGCCAACTCCTCGGCGCACTTTCTATCCCAAGAGAAAATACAGGATATATGAACCTCTTTATGCTCCGGCACGACCATGGGCGGCATACCGATAAAAGCATATTCATCAACAGGAGTAAAACTGGTGCGTTTGGGGAATACGCGGATGATGCCGTTCATTCCTCTTCCCGCCCAAATTCCTCCCGGAATAGCCGGTCAACCTCTACCGTTGCACTTTCGCTATCAACCCACCCGCATCCACATTTCAGAGGGCCATAGCCGCCGTTACCGCACATGCGCCCGCATTTTGGACATATCCCATCTGCAAAGACAGGCGCTTCCGGCGCGCCCCCGCTAAAGTGGAAATGAGCATCCCTAATACGCAACAGCGCCCGGTGGATCTCGATCTCGGTGGTTGTGGCCCCGTTGCAATCTCCATCCACCGGCCACGAAAGGCGCAACTGGTAAGGATAGCCCGCTAACTCCCAGATTTCAAAATCACTGGCCGGGCGGGAGAGCCTTTCGGAACTGATCAGCTTCCAGCCGGTAAGCTGCAGAAATGCCTCGACCTGATCACGGGTTTGTAGTGTTTTAATCATTGTGGCCGCCGCCCCCTTTCATTTCCTCTCGCAAATCGTCTTTGATGTAATAATCGCAGTTGTTTTCGATGCAGAGGCTTTCACACGTCCTCCCAAACTGGCCCCAATCGATATCCGACTGAGCATAGTTCAGCTTCCCGATCTTAAACCTGTCTATGGCAACTGAATGCTCAATGTATTCATAAACCAAACCAGGAGTGAATACCGGTTCAAAGCTGGCCCAAGTGGAAATGCCGCGCTCTCTTGCGGTTTTGAGTATCCTATACCTCTCTGCACCAGGGGCGGCCCCAGGCTCCAAGTCATCGCGCCCGGTAATAGTAACGCCGAACCAATCGCCAGCATCCAGCAGATCAAAATCCGAAAGCGCCGCTTGACCGCCTTTTGTCAGAATTTGCACATGGTTCCCGCTATTCTTGATGGCTTCAATTACCCTGCGTGTTGTGTCGGTATCATATCCCATGGGGTATGGATCACAGGTAAATGAAAGCTGGATCATCCGGCCCCTCGGCTTTTCTTGATGCAACTGCTTTTTTAGTGCATCGATGATACCTTTTCGGGGTTCAACTATTGTAAAATCGCGGCCCCACCGCTTTGCCATTTTTGCTGCATAGCAATATGTACATCCATGCGGGCAGCCGGTGTAGATGTTTACCGCCCACCCGCAATATTCACCTGCGCGGCCTTTCGGATTGTAAATTGGCTTCATTGAACTTCACCACCCATCCTCTCAAAATAAAACACAATTTTATGCGGATTCGGTATTACAAGCCCAAATCGAACCGCGTTTCTATATGTCACGTTGTCGCGGGCAAGCACATCTGGAAATCGCCCGATTGCATCCCGAAATCCCTCCAGTGACAATGTGCTTTTATAGTGATTGCAGGAGCGGCAAGAAGGGAGCATATTTGAGAGTTCATCCTTACCCCCATGATGTGCGAGAGATATAACATGATCGACCTGCATATTCTTGAAATCCAACTCGCACCCGCAGTAGGCGCAGCGACCATTCATTTTTTGATATATCTCTCGCCGCTCGGATTTGGTCAGTTTTCGGCGCACTTTTTACTCACCTCCCCCATCCTTCTGCTTGCATCCACAATCATCATCTTCTTTCTGTCGCCCCTCTATGACAGCCAGCCGTTCTTGTAAGGTCAACAGTTTCTCCATATAAAACCCGGTAGTTTCTTTCAGGCTTTGTATGGTTTCCATTATTTCTTTGCGAAGTACTGATGCCCCACAAAGCCGCAGAAATTGCTCCTCGTTCATACCATATTTCATTTTTATATAAGATTTACGGCATCCCTCATGAATAAAAGTGTTGTCTATAATCTCCCAATCATCTTCCCAAACCAATTCATCACAAACCGGGCAATTTCCTAGAATGACACCGCTTGCCATGGCTATTCGTTCTCTTGGATTATCTTGCAGAACCACTCCACACTGCTGATGGTAACCGCCAGATATGTTCCGCAATGTGGGCACTGTAAGCTGCGGGAATGCTGATGGAAATGGTCGAGTCTGCCGGATTCGCTCACAGCATCAAACAACTTTCCGCATGCAGGGCATTTCGCCATATCCAGCGATGTGGTCGGCTCCTGGTCACAATCTTCCTGCCTCTCCTGGGCATCAATGGCAGTGGGCGGTTCTGGCTCCTTTGCGCTTTCAGCTTTATAGGGGGCCGGAGCAGGGGCGGGTGATGGTGCTTTGCGCTCTTTTACATCATTCATGGTCATCTTTTCGCCTTGGCGATAATCCTCATAGGCGGCCTTCTGCTCATCTTCTGGCATTCCCGCCAGTTCATTGGCAACCGAAAGGTTGATCGCCTCTTTCTGGAATTCCTGCTGGAACTCCGGGATCAGGTTGTTAGCAACATTCTCCATGCGCCCAACCTTGGCGGCGGATGTGTTGAGGGTTTCGGCAATCAGATCGCGGAGCCGCCCAGGAATGTTGACACCGCGCTTTTTGAGTGTCAGCAAGATATCTTTCAGCCGGGCTGCTTGCTGTGTTTTCTCATAATCCGTGTGCTGCCGGGTGGTTGCGTTCCCCTCAATAAGCCGCAGTTCATTGAACATTTCATCAATATTGGATTGTTCGGCCTCCACCTTGCACGGCACCTTGCGGTATTTGGGGTTATGCTGCACCAAGAGCCGGAGCGCCTCCAACCGCCGATGGCCGCTGATAAGAGTATAGCCGCCCGCCTTATTGGGCCGAACAACAAGGATCTGCTGCAAGCCGACCATGGCGATGGAGTCCGCCAGGCGTTCAATGTCGCTGATGGAATAAAAATTGTTTTTGTCCGGGGAAATGGAGTCTATGTCGATATACTCCAGTTCGATCATGTTTTCCGGCCCGCTATGAGCCTCTGCCTTGGAATGGCTGTTTAGCAAATCTTTCATGCTGAATTTTGACATTTATATCACCCCTTCTTTGTGTCCAAAATGGTCACGCTTCCAGCGTTTTTAGATACTCATCCACAAGCGCCATGTAATCCTTTGAGGCGGTACATTTGGGAGCATAGGCCGTAAGCGGGGCCGATGCAAATGTACTCTGATCAGATTTGGTGGTCTTGCGGATTTTAGTATCAAACACCGGATAGGGGGATTCGTTTCGTAGCCACTCATCTCCTTGGCGATTCACATTGAAATTTTGATACATGGTGAGGAAGCAGCCCCG